ATCGTCACGACCACGCTACGCAATCGTAGCCGGACGCTTTCTGACAACGTGAGCAACCACAACGCACTGTTGCGGCGCTTGCGCGAAAACGGCAATCAAACGTCTGTAACAGGACGCGATATTGTCCGTGAACTTGAGTATGCCGACAATGGGACTGTGCAGTTCTATTCAGGCTATGAGACACTCGATGTCTCACCATCAGACGTTCTGTCTGCTGCCGTCTTTGACTATAAGCAGCTTGCCGGTAACGTCACCATCTCTGGCCTAGAGCAAGTCAAAAACTCTGGCACAGAGGCCATCATCAATCTGCTTGAGGCACGCATCAACGTGCTTGAAAAGTCAATGATGAATAGCTTGAGCACCAGCATCTACTCCGATGGAACCTCGAGCAGCGGCAAAGAGATTGGTGGCCTTCAGCTTATCGTGGCTGATGCAGGCACCGGAACAGTAGGTGGCATCAATTCAAGCACTTTCACCTTCTGGCAAAACGTACAAACCACTGCAACGTCAAGCGCGTTCAGCACCACAAACGTCCAAGCAGATATGAACAACATCTATTTGCAACTGGTTCGTGGCGCTGACAGCCCTGACCTTGTGATGGCTGGCACCAATGCCTACAAGGCGTTTCTGGGTAGCCTTCAGGCCATCCAGCGCATCACCAGCGATGATCTGGCTAACTCTGGTTTCACCAGTGTCCAGTATCTGAACAGCGATGTGGTGTTTGATTCATCTTGTAACACTGACCGGATGTATTTCCTGAACACAGACTATCTGCGTCTGGAAGTTGCTGCATCCCGTGACTTTGTTCCAGGTGAAGCAAAAATGTCCGTTAACCAAGACGCAATGGTGACGCCAATGTTCTGGTCAGGAAATCTGACCTGTTCAAACCGCGCTCTCCAAGGCGTGATTCACACTTAAAGGAAGGAGAACTGTTATGACTATTGCAGCAGTAATGGGGATTGACCCCACAGCAGTTGCTGACACTCCTGAGTTTCAGTTGGGTCAGCTTGGTGCCATCGTTGACGACACCAGCGGCACGCGCATCTACAAATATGTCCAGTATGACACTGGCAGTGGAAGCGTGGCAGCAGTTAGCGGTAACGCCGCATATTACTACACCTTAGATGGCTACAAGCTGTTCAAGGTTACGTCTGATCTGTCCGACTCTATTGAGATCGGTGCAGGCATTCTGCAATCAGCGCCGACTGACGGCCAGTATTGCTGGGTGCAGATCAAGGGCATGGCGACCATGAACGCAGCCCTGACAGCAGGCGCTGACGGTGATCCGCTGACGCCAACTGGTTCAGCAGACGGCAAGCTAGATGTTTCAGCAGATGTGACAGACAACGTCTGTGCCATTGCTGGCGACATCAGCGACAAGGAAATCATCTGCGATTTCCCAATGTAAAACCACGGGGGCGGGGCAACTCGCCCCCTTTTTCTATGCAATCGGGAGGATTGATATGAGCGAAAAGGGCATCTTTTTCGAGCGGGAACTTAACGGCCAAAAGCGTGACTTTTGCCGGATTGAAATTGCAGGCGTGCGGGACATCTGGGAAGGACCAGCGCGGCCAGAAGATTTGCAGCGCTTTCCTGCCGAATGGAAGGCGTACAAGGGCAAAAAGAAAAAGCCGCGCACCAAAGGCACCGGCCTAGCAGAACTTCCAGGCATGACAGAGCCACGCCGGACTGAACTTGAATTGCACGACATTGAAACGATTGAAGCACTGGCAGCAGCAGAAGAGACAACGCTACGCGGTATTGGTGAGCCTTATGTTGAACTTGCCAAGATTGCCACGCTGCAAGTCGAAGCGACAAAGCAAAAAGACGACCTAGTGGTTGAGGTGGCTGTAGCGGCCCAGACCTTGGCAGAAGAGGTGAAACATGAGCCTGCTGACGATAGCGCAAGCAGTAGCTGACTTTACGGGTTTTGAACGTCCGACAACTGTTGTTGGCAACACAGACCCCATTGCACGTCAGCTATTTGCCTTCATCAACCGTGAGGGCAAGCAACTGATGCGCTCAAACAACTGGCCCATTTTGACCAAGGAACACACCTTTAATACGGTCAATGGCACACAGAGTTATGATCTGCCGACTGACTATGATCGTTCTGTTGGCAGCACCATGTACAACCGCACCGATCTGGATCAAATGGTCGGGCCTATCACGCCGCAACAATTCCAGAAAGACAGGCACGGCACTGCATCTGCTGGCATCACGCAAAAGTTCCGTTTCAAGCCATCAAGCAATGTCCTGAAGTTTGACATCACCCCCACACCAACATCAGCCGAATCTATTGGCTTTGAGTATGTCAGCAGTCACTGGAATCAATCCAGCGGCGGCACCTCACAGGCTGCTATGGCGGCAGATACAGATGTCGGCATTCTTGATGAAACACTGATTGAGATGGGCGTCACCTGGCGGTTCAAGCAGAACCACGGGCTGACATATGATGAAGATTTCAGGCAGTACCAGCTTGAACTGCGCCAAGCCATCAGCCGTGCAGGCGGTGCGCCGGTCATCAGTCTGGATGACGCCAGACGCCTACTGGTCAGCCCTTATTCTTACAATTTGCCTGATAGTGGATACGGGGCCGTTTGATGCTGCAAGCGCTGCCGACATCAAGAGGCTACCGCGTCAAGGCGGTTAGCGTGCCAGCCCCTGTGGGCGGCCTAAACAGTCGTGACAGTATTGATGCAATGGCACCAACGGACGCGCTGATCATGTCCAACTTTTTCCCAACTGTGGAGAAAGTGACCTTACGGGACGGCTTCACCAGCTTTTGTACAGGGATCGGCACCGGCAATGTTGAAACACTGGTGGAACACAATGCTGGCGCAAACCGGCAGCTTTTGGCAATCGGTAGCAACGGCACGCTGTACCAGATCGACAGCGGGACAGCCGTCAGCAAGAAAACCGGCCTTGCAAACGGCAGGGCAGAAAGCATTGAGTTTAACAACAACACCATCTTTGTGCCGTCAGGGGCGAACGTGCCTTTTAGCTGGGACGGGTCGAGCGCCAGCGATCTGTCGATCACGCTGTCTGATTCAGTCAACGCAAACACGCTGACCGGCGTTCACGCGCACAAGAACCGCGTCTATTACTGGACTGGCACCAGCCAGAACTTCTACCACAGCGCCACTGTGGACACCTTTACCGGCAATTTTACCAAGTTCCCGGTTGGTCTGGTCGGCACATTCGGCGGCAACATCATCATGATTAACACGCTTACCATTGATGGCGGTGAGGGCGTTGACGACCTTCTGTGCATTATAATGACCAGTGGCGAGGTGCTGCTGTATTCAGGATCAAACCCTGCTAGTGATTTCGCCCTTGTCGGTACGTTCCGCATTGCAGAGCCGATCAATGAAAAACGCGCCATCGCCAAGCTGGGCGGCGATGTCGTCGTGATGACCAAAGAAGGCTATTTGCCTTTGAGCCAGGTCGTACGACAGGACATCGTGGGCAACAAGGCAGCAGCCATATCAGAAAAGATACGCGGAACCGTTATCAGCCAGGTGAAAGCCACAGGCACAACTACTGGTTGGCAAATATTTGTAAGCCCAGACGGCGACAAAGTGATTTTTAATTATCCGACTGGTGACACTGATCCATTCAACCAGCATGTGTTTAACCCTATTATTCGGGCATGGTGCATCTTTGAAAACATGCCTGCCCATGTGTGGGGTCAGTTCAACGGCGATACGTTTTTCGGCAGCGCGTCTGGCGTTGTTTTTAAGGTGGGCGGTGATGCTGATAATGGCTCAGACATTACTGGTGATTTGGCTACGGCTTACAACTATTTCGGCGACAGAGGCGGTGTAAAGCGCTTCAGCAGCGTGCAGCCAATACTGGATGGCGAAACCACAATCGATTTTTCTTTCGGCGTGGGCGTTGATTTGGGATCGCCTCGTGCCATTGAAGTGACCGAAGTTTCATTTGCCTCAAACCTCGCTGCTTGGGATGTGGCCACTTGGGACAATTTTTTCTGGGCTGATACCACGGGCGCTGGCGTGACCAAGCGGCGAAAAGCGGTCAACCGGCTAGGCTACTCAAGTGCATTGCGGATTAAGGTTGCAACCAGCACGCAAACAATCTCGTTTATTAGCGCTCACTACACATTTGCACCAGGAGGGCCACTGTAATGGCATTTTCCGGCGGTACGTTTTCACGCACATTTGATTGCACGACTGATCGTGACAATGGCGTCAAAATCCTTGCATCCAAGTTCGACACAGAACTAGACGGGTTTGCAACTGGCCTTACCACGACCATCCTCAAAGACGGCACGCAGACATGCACGGCTGCAATCCCGTTTGCTCAAGGCATTACCCTGCCTGACAACAAGACCATTGTCCTTGGCACAAACAGTGACATCACAATCCAATATGATGAAACGACGAATGACAGCCTAGAGATTGCAGCCAATGTAGAGGGCGCAGCACTTGGCATCGTGCTGAAGGCTGACCAAGGCGATGACAACGCAGACCAGCACAAGGTCAGCATTGCTGACGGCGGCACACTGACGCTTGGCAGCAAGATCAGCGGCAGCTTTGTCAGCTATCTAACTCACACGCCCAACGCCACAGTCGCAGACAGCACAACGGCTGTTGCAGGCAATCTGACTGTCGGTGGTGATCTGACGTTAGGGTCAGGCGCTGTCATTAGTGAGGCTGAACTAGAGGCCATTGACGGCGTTACAGCAGGCACTGTGACGGCATCCAAGGCTGTCATCGTAGACAGTAACAAGGACATTGCCAGCTTCCGCAATGTGACGCTGACCGGCGAACTTGATGCTGGTAGCTTAGACATCAGCGGTGATGCCGATATTGATGGCACGCTGGAAGCGGATGCCATGACGCTGAACGGCACGGCGATCACAGCCACAGCCACGCTGGATACAGGCATATCTAACAACAACGTGCCAAAGTTTACGAGCGGCGTGGCAGATGACGATTTTCTGCGCGTAGCTGGCACGGCCATTGAAGGCCGGTCTGCATCAGAGGTGCTGTCAGATATCGGCGGCCAAGCCAGTCTGACATTCGGCATCAGCAATACAAATGCCGTCAAGATTGACAGCAGTTCGGTGGCTGATGATGAGTACGCCCGCTTCACAGCCAGCGGACTAGAGAGCCGGTCAACGTCAGAGGTTTTGTCAGACATTGGTGGCCAAGCTGCTTTGACGTTTGGCATTTCAAACACCAACGCAGTCAAAATTGATAGTTCATCCGTTGCAGATGATGAATATGCCCGGTTCACCGCTAACGGCTTAGAAAGCCGGTCAACTAGCGAGGTGCTGTCTGATATTGGCGCACAGGCCACGCTGACCTTTGGAATATCCAACACCAATGCAGTCAAGATCGATAGTGCTTCTGTCGCTGACGATGAGTATGCGCGTTTTACTGCAAATGGTCTGGAATCCAGATCGACATCGGAGGTGCTGTCTGACATCGGTGCCACCACTGCCACTGATGCGGCCAACGAGGCCACCGCGTTAGCGATAGCCTTGGGCTAGAGGAGAAAACGAATGGCTAACACATTCAAAGTGGTATCACACGACGTGATGCCAGCCAGTTCTGGCACGCCTGAAGACCTGTACACCACGCCTGGTAGCACCACCACGATTGTGTTGGGCATGGTGCTTGCGAACGTACACACAAGTCAGGTGACGGCCAGTGTGAAGCTGGTCAGCGACACATCTGGTGGCGGCAGGGCTGCGACAAACACCACGACGTTCCTGTTGAAAGACGCACCGATTCCTGTTGGCAGTTCTCTGGAAATTCTTGCTGGAAACAAAGTGGTTTTGGAAACGACAGATCAAATTGAGGTTGATTGTTCTGTCGCTGATAAAGTCAGCGTAACCATGAGCATCATGGAGATAACCTAATGCCCTATATTGGTCAGCAAACAGCCGATAATTTTCAAAGCACAATAGCAGTTCAGAGGTTCAATGGTGATGGCAGCGATACCACATTCACCCTGACCACCGCAGTGTCATCTGTCCAAGATGTCCTTGTGTCTGTTGACGGTGTTGTACAAGACACTGCGGCATACACTATTCCTGATGGCACTACGCTGACATTCACTGCTGCCCCGTCAAGTGGCACTGGCAATATCTTTGTGAACTACCTTGCACCACAGGGTGCAACAATCACCCCTGCTGCTGAGAACAAGGGCAACTTCAAGGGTGGTGGCTTGTTCCGTACCAACGCACAGTCGTTGACTGCCAACACAACCATCCTTGCAACTGAGAACGCAAACGTGACTGGCCCGTTTACTGTAGCCAGTGGCGTAACCCTGACCGTTGAAAGCGGTGGAACATTGGTGACGCT